AAGGCCCGATTCTATCGGGCCTTTTTTTGTCCGCTCTAAAGAACCTGGTTCTTATAAGTACTTATGTGCGTCCTTCAGAAACCCTCCTTAGCTAGCTCTAGAGCCCGAATATGAGTACAACAGAACAACTAATGAATATAGATAACCCTTGTATGGGCATATGCGAATATAATAAAGAGAACTATTGTATTGGTTGTAAAAGATATATTAATGAGATATTTGATTGGTATGATTACACAGATGAGCAAGTAGCAACAATCAACGAAGAATTAAAAACAAGAAAGGTTAAAGATTACTTCTTTGACTGAGTATAAATAGTTATATGAAACTGAATGAGAAATAGATATGGAATGGTTATCACTTATCACAGATGTAGGATTCCCTATAGTAGCAGCACTTGTTGGTGGTTACTTCGTCTTTCTAACACTTAACTTTATTTTAACAGGTGTGTTAGATTCGATTAAACAACAACGCATGTTTGCAATCGCCCTCGACAACAGAGTAAAAACTATGAACAACGAGATTGTTCGTATTGATGTAAAGATGTGTCAAGCATTTGGCATTGCGCCTGATATGGACCGTATTGCTCGTGCCGATGGTCAGAAAGATGCGAGGAAAGATTAATGGAAGCAGCAGTAGAAATGGATATCGGCGCTTTAATCAGTCAATACGGATTCCCAATTATCGCCGCAATCGGATTAGGTTACTTTATCTATTACATATGGCAATGGGTTACTACCGAAGTAGACCCAGTTGTACACGAAAGTCATATGACTCTCATTGCACTTATAGATAGGATTAGAATGTTAGATAACGATTTGATTCGTTTGAACGCTAAACTAGATATGGTGATTCAACAACAGAAAGAAGCAGAAGCTAAAAATGGGGGCAGAAGTCGACCAACAAAGTAGTAGGGTGCACCTTTCAATGTTAGCCAACTTTTAGGTGATGAGTATCGTTAAACCTTGAATCACCTAATTTATCGTCATACCGAGGACGACTAGGGTATCTGTTCATATGATTTACCGGTCCCTAGATTTGCAAGCAATATTTATATTTTTTCGACATTTCCTTTTTTCCATGATTGATATTCTTTAGACCACTTTGTGTGTTCATTGACATCAATCTCATGGACAGTCTTGCCTTTGTATCTCACTAACCAATCATTGTAAGTAATACTTGATTTCTTTTTTTGATAGGTGCCCCCTTGCTCATAGGAACTCAACAACTTATTAAATTCGTTTTCACTAATTTGTTTGTACATTAGTTGATTGTAGGTTTTTCTATTGTCGTAATCTCTGGTCGAGATTTGAGTATGGTTTCCACCATCATGTTAAATTCGTTTTCTGTAAGCATTGACTTGTATATTCTCATGGCTTGAGCCATCATAATACCTGCACATGCAAGTGGGTCGTTTTCGCCCTCTGCACATAAGTCTACCCATAGTTTTTCAAACTCACGGCTTAATTCTTCAAAGTTCATTTCATTATTTCTCCTTTTTATAATGGTCCGTTGATAATTGTATAATCGCATAATGGATAACTTTCATCAAGTCAGCCTTATTATGTCCTTCTTTTTTACCATAGCGTTGAGCATATTTTAGAATATTGCCCATGCAGAAACCAGTACCATGACCTTGGTCGATAATGATTTCTGTTGCTTGATAATTTTTTGCTTGAGCATAATGAGAGTCATAAGTGTCCATAACATAATTTGCTATGTCTTTTAATATTTTATCTTCATTGAACTTGAAGTCAACTTCTTGTTTACCAAGTTGTTCTTGAAATTCTCTCATGTAATCGTTAGCAGTTCTAGGCAAAAAACTTCTCCTCTGATTTGATTTTTAATTTTTGTTTTTGTGTATAAGACATATCAACATTTTCAATAATCTTATTTCGTATAGTGTCAACATCCATAGCTAACATCTTACAGTAGTTTAGAAATTCAGGATGACGGCCGACAATCCAGTCAATTGCTTCCATCTTAAATTTAATTTTCTTTGCACTTGTTCCTGTGTATGCACAATCTACAATTGCTTGTTCAATAATCGCTGTTATGAATTGTTCTTCGCCAGTCATAGGTTACTCCATATAATTGCATTAATAATAAGTAAGATAATAATAATAAAATTTTTCATAATAATTCCTTTTTCATTGTTTATAGTATCTATTTTACACTAAAAAGATACGCTTGTGTAACTATTTGGAATAAAAATATTCAACTTAAAGTGAATTCTATTCACCAAAACCATCTATCGCCCTAGTTCTCTGCTGTATTACTTTTGGCAGTTTTTTGTCTATTTCTTTTTCAAGAACTTTTTTAATCATACGAAGTTCTTCTAAGTCAAGTTGTTTAAAACCAAACTCAAGGTCTATCATTAGTTTTATTTTTTCTGTCGCTTTCATTTGAACGACTTCTCTCTTAGATTGTGCATTTGGTCTGATTTTGCCTTATCAATAATATCATCAAATCTTTTTTGTAAAAGTGGGTCTGGTACATGCCACTCATCTATGCCAGCATGAATCAGTACTTCTTTAAGGCGTCTATTCTCGGCCTCAAGTTTGTTTACCCTTGCAACCATTCTTTCAAATCTTGCCTGTATGCGGTCCTCTCTACGGCCGCCTTTCATTCTATTTCCAACTTTCATATTTCATCCTTTTTCATCATAATATAAGCATATTATACACTAAAAATGAATGTCTGTGTAAAAACTTATGGTGCCAGTAGCCCACTATTTGGAGTCAAACTGGCACCCCTTTAAACCTTTTTGCCAGCAGTGTGTAGTTCTTCTACAGGCACAACCATGTAAGGACCTTTGTTATATGCAGGCACTACTGTGTACTGTTTACTGATTTCTAGTTTTTCTTTGTGTTTTAACCAGTCAACTCCTGTTGCAGACTCTCTAAATGTGGACAGACTAGGAATTTCTTCCGTTTCTCTGACTTTTGGTATAGAATATCTCTTAACAGACTGAGTTTGTATTGAAACTTTGTAATAGCCGTCAACATAATCAACATAATCGTCAAAGGTGAGTTGATTCGAGTGCAAGTACTTTGCTCTCATGCGTTTGTTGTATGCTCTATGTTCGACTTTTAGTAAAATCTTGCGTTTTTCCGATAAAACCTTGCGTTTTCGCACTATTTTTGACTCCTTTTAGTGGTTTTTCGAGTTTGTCTTTGTTTTTGAGTGTGTTTTCCGCTACGAATTGACTTTTTTGCTTCTTCTAGTAACTTTATTGTCTTTTTTTCACCATAAATTACAACAAAACAGTCTAAAATTAGGTTAAAGCAGATGGAAATCACTTTTTCTAAGGATTTTGGATATTTCTCGAAGATTTGTATTAAATCGTTTTCAATATCCTTCTTGGATATTCGCCTATTATTCATACAAGTATTATACATTAGTCCAAACCTTTTGTCAAGCACTTATAAATAGTTTAAAGCAATCTTTATTAAGGGAAAAAACAATGCATGAGTATAAAGTAAACATTTTAAGAGTAGTTGACGGAGATACGGTTGATGTCGATATAGATTTAGGATTTGGTATGTGGCTTCGTAAAGAAAGAGTACGAGTTATGGGTATTGACACACCAGAATCAAGAACAAGTGATAAGATGGAGAAGGTGTTTGGTCTTGCCGCTAAGAATAGACTAACTTCACTCTTAGGTGCTGAAGCAATCTTACATACACAAGTGAGTAAGAAAGGCGAAGATATGAAAGGTAAGTTTGGTCGTGTTCTTGGAAACTTCGTATCACTTAACGGTGAAAAATGTGCTGCTGTTTTAATAAGAGAAGGTCACGCTGTTGCTTATCAGGGTGGTAGTAAAGAGAATATTGCAAGTAAGCATTTAGCAAACAGAGAGAGATTAGTTAGAGAAGGTGCGGTTGTAATACCTGAAGAATTAAAAACAGCGTCAATAGCGCCTGTTAAAAAAATTATTGAACCTGTTGTCGAGTCTGTCGGTAAATCTATTAATGAACCTGTACCTGCTACGAGAAAACCAGCTGCTAAGAAAAAAACAAAAGCTAAAAAGAAGAAGTAATGCCTGAAGTAGCACTCAAAGATGAAAAAAGTTCTGTAGCGTGTGATGATGGTGCGATAGGTACTGTTTGTTTAACATCAGGTGCACCAAATTTTACTCCAATAAAATGGAATTTTAATACCGATACGACACAGAAAAGTGATGCTGGTAGTAGTAATGTTTTTGCGGAAGGTACCGGCGTTGTAAGAAAAGATGATGCAATGAAGGCTCACGCTAATGGCGACCTATGTGTTGCAACAGCGACTAATCACACACCAACAGTTTCTACTCACTCATCAACTGTATTTGTAAATGGTAAAGAGATTGCTAGAATAGGCGACAAATATAATAGTGAGAGTAGCCAAGACCATCGAATTACAACTGGTGCAACTACTGTGTTCGCTGGGTAGGTCGTTATAAATATTACAAAAGAAAGAGGTTTCTAAATGTCAAGATATGACGCCACACAAACTAATGAAAGTACAAGAAGTTCTAGGATTTTTAAGGACCTCAATTTAGACTTTCAACAAAATACTGCAACGAAAGATATTCAGAAGATTAAAGATATCGAAGCGGTAAAAAGAAGTGTGAGAAATCTAATCAATACGAATCACTACGAAAAACCTTTTCACCCCGAAATTGGTTCTAATCTCAGAGCAATGTTATTTGAATTGATGTCGCCTCAGATGAATCATTTAATCAGTAAACAAATCGAAAATTTAATTAACAACTACGAACCAAGATGTAATCTAGTTGAAGTATTTGCACAACCAATGTTTGACAGAAATGGATATTCTGTTCAGATATCGTTCATGGTAAATAATCATCAAGAACCGGTGATAGTAGAATCCTTTTTAGAGAGATTGAGATAACATATGGCAACTAAACTAGAAATTTCAGAATTAGACTTTGATGGTATCAAAGCTAACTTAAAAACATTTTTATCACAACAGAACGAATTTACAGACTACGACTTCGAAGGTTCTGGTATGTCAACACTTCTTGATGTACTAGCATATAATACTCACTACCTCGGTTACAATGCTAATATGTTGGCAAACGAGATGTACCTTGATAGTGCAGACTTGCGTTCTAGTGTTGTATCTCTAGCAAAACAAGTTGGTTATACTCCAACAAGTTGCACATCTTCAACAGCCACGATTGATGTATTAGTTAGTCCGGCATCTGGTGCTTCTCTTACAATGTCAAGAGGAACTAAATTCTCAACAACAGTTGATGGGCAATCATATAGTTTTGTGAACAACGCTGATGTGAGTATTACACCAACAGACGGCGTTTACAAATTCAGTAACTTAAAGATTCACGAAGGTTCTTATTTAAATTACAAATATACAGTAAGTACATCTGATATCGACCAACGATTCATTATACCAAACGATAGTGTTGACACAACGACACTAACTGTTAAGATTCAAGAATCATCATCTGATGCAACGACAAACACATATACACTTGCAAGTGGTATTACAGGACTAGACTCAACATCTAAAGTTTACTTTTTACAAGAAGTAGAAGGTGGTCGCTTTGAAGTTTACTTCGGTGATGGTGTTTTAGGCAAAGCAGTTGCCGATGGTAATATTGTTATATTAGATTACATCAATACAAACAGAGATGCGCCTAATGGTGCTACATCATTTACTCTATCAGGAACAGTTGGTGGTTTTTCAAACGCAACGATTACAACAATCAGTAATGCAGCTGGCGGAACTGGGCTTGAGTCAATTGCTTCAATTAAGTATAATGCACCAAGAGATTATTCTGCACAAGACAGAGCCGTTACTGCTGAAGATTACAAAACACTTGTTAAGAGTCTATATGCAAACGCACAGGCAGTTCAAGTCTATGGTGGTGAAGATGCAGAAACTCCTGACTATGGTAAAGTCTATATTTCTATTAAAGCAAAATCTGGTTCTAATCTAACAGTTGCAACAAAAGAAAGTCTTGTAACAAGTCTTAAATCATATGCTGTTGCTTCGGTAACTCCTGTAATTATAGACCCCGAAACAACTTACATCACACTTGTTGTTAATTTTAAATACGATTCAGGTAAAACAACAAAAGATGTAACAACACTTCAAACAAATGTATTAACAAAAGTTGCAAGTTACAACAATGACGAACTAGAGGACTTTGCTGGCATGTTTAGATACTCAAAATTAACAGAGGCAGTCAATGCCGCCGATACATCTATTCTTAGTAATATTACAACTGTGAAGATGTACAAGTATTTTACACCAACACTTGATTCTGCATTAAAGTACACACTTAGTTTTAACAATGCATTATATAATCCACACTCTGGACATAACTCAACCGGCGGTGGTATTATTTCTTCAACAGGATTTAAAATTGATGGTGACACAACTAATGAACACTTCTTAGATGATGATGGTGCTGGCGTTCTTCGAGTATATTATCTAAGCGGAACAACAAGAGTTTATACAGACTCAACTTATGGTACTGTTAATTATGCAACAGGTGAAGTAATTCTTACATCTGCTAAGTTGACAAGCATTTCAAATGTTGATGGTGCAACAAGTACACAAGTTCGAGTATTTGCAACACCAAGTTCTAATGATGTTGTGCCAGTAAGAAATCAAGTTCTATCTATTGATACAACTAATTCATCAATCACTGGTGAAGTTGATGGTATTGTAAGTGGTAGTTCACAAGCGGGAACATCTTATACGACATCATCTAGCTATTCGTAGTAAGTAATGGCAATAAAATACAAAACTAATAAGAGAAAAATATCGAGTCTTGTTAAACAACAAGTGCCTCAGTATGTCTTAGAGGACCACCCTAAGTTCACAGAGTTTCTATCGTCTTATTTTCTTTTCATGGAATCTGCTGAGTTAAACTTAGATACGATTACAGACATAGACCAAATATTATTAGAAACTGCTGGCGCAACCGACAGTTATGTATTACTAGACCAAACAAATAAGAATGGTTTAGATGCTGGTAATAAACTCGTTGATGAACAAAATACATTCGGCGGTTCTTTTCAGAAAAACGAAACAATCACAGGTTCTACATCTGGTGCCACTTCAACAGTTCTTGCAGAAGATACTCTTGCTAACGATAGACTATTCATCTCAGCAAACAACGCCTGGATTACAGGAGAAACGATTACAGGTTCTACATCTGGTGCAACTGCAAAAGTTGGCAAGTATCGTGCAAACCCTGTAGAGAATCTTCAACAACTTCTAAACTACTCTGACCCAGACCACACGATAAGTGATTTCTTAACTCAGATGAAAGAGGAGTTTCTTAACACAATTCCTACAGACACACACGAGAGTGTGGATACTAGAAAACTTGTTAAAAATATCAAATCATTATATCGTGCAAAAGGAACAGATAAGGCACATAAGGCATTCTTTAAATTATTATTTAATGAACCATCTGAAGTTTATAAACCTACAGAAGATATGTTGCGAGTGTCTGGTGGAAACTGGGCGACACAAAACTTTATTCGTTGTACACAAACAACAGCTCAAGCACTAAACGATACGATTGAATTAGTTGGCCAAACAATCACACAAGCAAACGACCCTGCTGATGATGATGTAAACTTAGCAACTGCAATTGTAGAAAACATCACTAAGTTTAGAGAAGGTAGTGTTGAGATAATCGAAGTAGAAATTAATTCTGAAACAACAACAGGAACTTTTGTAACTGGCCAGACCATTACGGGTATAAGTTTTGAAAATGAAGAAGTAACTGTTTCAATGACTACAAGCTCGGCGATTGCTGATACTACAATTACAAATGATGGAAGCACACTAACTGTTGGTGATGAGGCAACTCTAACGGGTGGCGCTGGCGCCGGCGGAAGGGTACAAGTTCTTGACATTCAAGGTGCAGGAGTATCTGAAGTTATTGTTGATGCCGCTGGAACAGGATACGAAGAAGGCGACACACTTACATTTAGTTCAGGAACAGCCGAAGCAAAAGTTTCAATTGTCAATGGTGGATTTATTCCAGAATCGGGTACTGTTGACATTCATGTAGAATTAGAAGAAGGCACAATTACAGGCGGCGGTTCTGGTGATTTACTTTTAGAAACATATGGCGACGGAACAGAAGGTAAGTTCTTAGACTCAACATCAAATCACTTTGATACTGAGGTTAGAGTTGAGTTAGAAAACGAAACTGGTCATATGTTGACAGAATTGGGTGGTGAAGATGGTGCTCGTGCTTACATATTAGACCAAACATCTGAACCAGATAGGCCAATCAATTTAGAAGCAGATGACCGTATAGGGTTAGAATCAAAAACAACAGACGCTGATGGTTATGTCGGCAGTGCAATAGTTCAGGAGAACTCAACAGGTTCTGGAGATATAACTGATGTACGAATGATTGCAAGTGGTTCTGGTTATACAACCTTACCGACTGCAACAATTTCTGGTAATAGATTTATCGCCCTCGAAGATGCTACAGATACAGCAACTGATGGTCATAGTAATATTCTTTTTGAAGATGGTGGTCGAGTATTGTCGGACATTGCATTTGATGGTGCAAGTGCAACAGTCATACCATTTGGTGATGAGATTGGTCGTGCAACATCATTGAATATCATTGAACACGGAATTAATTATACATCAGCGCCTACATTTGATTTTCCTCATTACGCTGTTCTTAAAACAGTTTCAGGAACAATATCTGCTGACGAAACATTTACATCTAATGTAAGTGGTGCAACAGGAACAGTTATTGATTTCACATCGCCTCTTTTAAAATATACAGCAACAACAAGTTCACTAGAAGTTACAGATACGGTTACTTTCTCTGGCGGTGAAACTGCTATTGTATCAAAATCAGACCCACTTACAGGAACAGGAACAATTGCAACAAATATTACGACTGCTGGTAAGTATGTAAATCAAGACGGACATATTTCTGAAGGTTCTAAAAAGATACAAGACAGTTTATACTATCAAGATTATTCTTATGTAATCAAAGTTTCTGAAAGTATTAATAAGTGGAGAGATGCGCTCAAACGAGCAGTTCACCCAAGTGGATTCTATGTAACGGGTGAAGTAAACATTGCAACACAATTAAGTGCTCAAATCAGACAACCTGTCGGCGCTACATTGGCTTCTGGATTATTTACAGGCACTTCAGACAGTCCAATTTACATGAGATTGAATACTCTATTCACTACAATCTTTGGTAGAAGAACAGGAGTTGCTCACAGCAGTTCATTCAGTAGCGGAACTCAACTAGACGGACTAACTAAACGCTCACGAGCAAACGCAAATGCAGGATATTCGCCTGATGTAAGTACTGCGTTTACAAGTTCACACTATGCGGCTCGTCAAGTAGATGTAAACTTGACA